CTATAATTATCGTATTTTTTACCGTGTCCAACTACTTTAATAACATTGATAGCACCATTTTTAGCAGCTTCTATAACTTCTGTATTAGATACTACTGGAAATTTTTGAGAAGTTGCAAATTTATCTTTGATCGATGATGTAACAGAATACATATATTTCCAAACATATCCATCTGATGTCTGATAGAAATCAGTATTCCCACCAGTTATGTGTAAAATATTTGGCTGAGCAGTAGAATAACTTCCGTTTGCGTTATCTAAACACTTATATAGATGATAATAAGATGATGCATTTACTATGCAATAATAGTTTTTTGTAGATAATTCTTTATCTGTATCATCATAATAATCAAATTTAGTATTTGAAACGTATGGTATATTCCTTATTACTTGCTTAATGTCACTCGGCGTTACTCTCTTTCCTTGTATCATATTATTATAAGTATCATATATAATTGTATTTTCATTTTCATCTATATCACGTATAGAATCACGGTCTTGATGATCTCCTAAAAATACATAATAAGCAGTATTAGTAGTTTCGCTGACCGATTCTACTATTTGTGATGCCATATGAACTTTATTAAAAATAGTTTGAATTTTTTTGACCATTATACCTGTTCTTCCGTAGAAATTATTACTTCATCGACGCTATTATCAATATTAATATTTTCTGTATATACAAAAGATGAAAAATATTTAGTTCCAGCTACGTGTAATATCCTCTTTAGCATTTCTTCATATTTATTAAGAACCACTGATGATCTAATATCATATGAATATTCTTGATAATAAAGTCCATCAAATAATTTGTTATGGTGACTTAAGAAACCATTTGTATTTAAATATTTTCCTATAGATGTTCCATGTTTCATAAGATAACCAGTTCCAAACCCTACAATATCTGAGTTATTTCTAATTTCTATAGATTCACCCTGTTTAAAACCATAACCTGAATCTACAATCTTTATAGATTGTATAGCCCCAGTAGAAGTACTTACATTTCCTGATATCTGTGAATTAATTCCCATATAATTATTTTCAGTATAAACATCATATATTAATGTAGCGTTTGCCTCTGCGCCCGAACTTGTTCCAAATAATAGAGTTTCAGTATTTGATGTTGATAGCTCGAATTGTTTCTCGTCGTCGAATTTTAGTCCTTGGACAAGAATATAATTAGTTTCAGTGCCCTTATATGTATAACTTCCGTGTTCTTTTATAATACCCATAGCATTAGCTGAATTTTGTGTTATAATTTCTCCATCTTCAAAATCCCTTGTTACATCTTCTATGTGAATTATTTTATCTTTCTTTTGAAATCTATAGGTTTCAGGTTCATACACCAATATGAATGGAGGATAATTATATCCAGATCCAGGATTAATATTAGTAAGTGTAAGTATTCTTCCTATTTCAGTGTTTGAATATGATAGAACATCTGATATAATAGCGTTAGAATAGAAATTTCCAGATGGAAATGACCATTCATCATTTAATATAAGATTTGCATAATCAGATAAGTTATCGCTGTTTAATAAAACATTCTCTTCGTATATTAAAGAACCAACATTAAAATCAGCTCCAGAACCAATGGATTGTGATAAAACTTTTGCAGTAGTGCTGTAATGTATTGAGTTGGATATTATAAAATTTGAATCATTAAAGTCAAAAGGATTATCTATATCTATAACACCTATTCTAAGAGATATTGAACTTAGATTTGCTGTAGTAAATTTAGATTGTATTTTTAAAGGAAAATTATTCGTAAAGACGCCTGTTGTGTTTATAATCGTCAGGTCACCGTTTGCACCGACAATATTTTCAACAAGCAATATAGTACCATTGGCTACTATTTCATCGTTGTTATTTACTTGATATATTATATCATTTTCTGTAAATGCACCAACATTGTCAGTATATGATATAACGACATTTTTTGAAATACCAATAATATTAGCAGTAGTTGTAGTATCCTCATAACCTGTTAATACATTTAATTCTGCTACAATTGTATTTCCAGATGTATAATAATAAGATTCATTTAAATCGCCTGATAAAACTACTACACTTATAACTCCATTAGATTCACCTTCAACAATATAATTTCTACTTATTATTCCCTCGCCTTTTACATCACCGTTTGCATAATATGTAAATATACTTTCTCCATTACTAAAATCGCCGTTTGCGTTTACAATGTTAATATTTGCGCTGGGCTGTGAAATTGAATTAAATAATTCAAAATAATTTTTAGATTCAGAATTGCTGACTACTACGTTGGCTAAATTTAATACTCTTTCTGATATTAAAACTTGTGAATTTGTAGTAAATCCATAACCACCATCTATTATATTAAAGTCAATTGTTCCTATGGTTTCAGTAACCTTGGTTACTAAACCTATGGCCGAAGTTCCCATAAGAGATTGTAATTTTACACCGTCTCCTACTTTATATCCAGAGGATATTCCTGTAGCTGGGACTGAAACATAATTTAATGAACCTAATACAAATATTCTCTTATTGCTTATAATAGTATTATTTGGAATAATCAAAAATTCACTAGCAGAAAATTCACCAACTAAATCTGATATGTATAATACATCTCTTAATCTACCATTAATTTTTTTCCTAACAACAGATTCTACATATGCAGTGGCGTTTGATTTATGTCCTTTAACAACTAATCCGGAAAGCTTATGAGCTTCTTCGTGTAGATTTATTTCTAGATATTTTTGTTTGTAATAACTTCCGCTAGAAAGTTTAAATATATCTTTTCCAGGTTCATATACTTCAGCTGAAACACCAAATACCAATTTGAACAATAAGTCAATAGCTCTTGCTGTTCCTTTAGATCTATAAAGATCTAAAGTATGTTTTAATAATTGTCTAGTATTAGTTTGTGTTTCAAATTGAATATTTTTAAGATATTTTTCTTTAAAATAAACAATGAATTCTTCTGCTGTGCTATCTATGTCTTGGTTTTCTAGAAGATTGCGTGTATAATATAATGCTCTTCCGGATGATTCCAACCATTTATAATATTGTTTTATAAATTCAACAAATATAGTTTGTTCATCCCTGTATAAACTAGGGAATTGTGTTTCTATTATATTTGATATAGTGTTTTCAATTATACGTTCTTGCATTAAACTCTAACTGCCTGTACATTAATTTTAATATCATTTGGTTTAATAGTTAATATGGTATTTTTAGAAACACTTACATCATTATCATGAGGTCTAGCATAAATTTTTAAAACGCCGTCCTCTATATAATCAGAAATAAATCCATTAAGATTAACCATACCAGTATTATAATTAACACTGCCTATCTTTTTTATCTTTTTATGTATACTTCCTATTTTTTGTACTATAAACAATTCAGAATCGCCATTATCTTCTATACTACAAATTATACTTCCATATCTAAATGTATTAGAAGATATGCAATGTCTATCTTCTACTGGATGATTGTCTTCCATCTTTGGAATATCGTCTATTAATTTACAGTTAAAACTAAAAGATATGTTCTGCAAATTGCCTACATTATATTCAATAATTTCTTTATGTATTTCAAGATCAGTTATATTTGAAACTATAGATGTATCAGAATTATCTATTATATTTAATAATTTAGAATATCTTAATATAGAATTAAAATCATTTAAATTATTAGTATTATATTCTAGAATATTATTTCTTATTAATGCTTTTATTCTTTCCGCTGTATTTTTGGTTATATTAAGATTATATCTAGCATTAATATCTAAATCTATATAGAGATACTTTGGTTCGATTATAATAGGTTCGATTGAAAGAGGTGATCTTGTTTTAAGAAACTTAGAATAACTTTGTTTTTTGATGTATGGTATACCGGTTGCTTCTGCTACATCTATTGAAACAAAAACTCTACCAAACTGTGGTGGATCTTCTTCTTCGCCGCCGTATACAGTTATAGCTGATATCTCTGGAAATTGTGTTTTTAAAATAATTTCATAATCATCTGTAGTTACGGCTCTTTCTTGTACTTGAAAGTGTCTTGGGGCATAATATTTAATTGATTCTAATGATTCTCTTTCTGAGCCGCCTGAAGAAATAGCATTTACTATAACTTCTGGTTCATCTGCGTCTTCTGCAAGTTCTCCTCCAGACGGATCAAAGTTTATATCAATCGATTTAATTCCGTTCCCTTCTTCTGCAGAAGATAATCTGTAATCTAATTCTATTATAGAGCCAGCTTTTGGTTTTTTTCCTATTAAATTATCACCAAATAATATTTCATATGAACCACTGCCCGAGCACTGTAAAAAATAAACTTCAGATGAACCGGTTAAATCTAATAGAGATGTAGATCTACTATATGTTCTTGGTAATGAAGATGAATTTTCATATACATTTACATTTAATGAATCAATGTCAACATCTGTATTTGTTAATTTATAAATTAAAGTATCAGGTATATTTTGATATGGTACTATGTAGTTTTCTTTTAAATAGACACCTTGATATAAATCGGTAGTAAATGTAAAAGAATTATTTGATGAACTGACTGATATAGTTTCAGGAACAGATAAAATAAGGTTGTCATTTCCAGAAATTCCTGTAAATGTAGAACCTTTTTCTATTATATAAGGCTGACTTTCTCCTGTTGCTTGAAAGTTAACTGTAATATTTGCCTTAGCTGATTTTCTAGATCTAGGTGTATAGTTTAAAAGTTTACTGTGTGATAGGACCGATGATCTTAATTGAGCAGAATCTAAGAAAGATTCTGATGCAACCATATTAAGATAGAATACGTTCTTAAATGTATTATAGGCAAGTGTGTCTAGAAGAACAGATATATTAGATCCTTCAAAATCATAGTCTTTAAAGAGATCCTGCGATCTCATATAATTTTTAAAATCTTCTTTTAAATATGCAAAATCTAGATTTACTAGTTCTATACTGCTATTTGCCATTTTATCTTACTCGTTCTAGAACAAATTCTATTGATTGTATTTCTGGAATATTTATTATAAAAAAATTCAAGTTTATAACATACCGATTATTATCGTAATCTGGAATAACGTTTAAATCGTCTATCTCTACCCTGGGTTCATGATTTTCTATTGCGGTTCTTATAGACTGTTCAATTGCTACAGCAGTAGATTCATCCATTAAATCGAATAGTAATGAATTTATTTTAGATCCTATAGTAGAATCATAGAATCTTTCTCCATTCTTAGTTAGTATTAAATTAATAAGAGAATTTCTAACTGAATCAGCATTTTTTATTAAGTCTAGTTTTTGAGTGATAGGGTTTAGAGAAAAAGAATTAGTAAAATCAGAATAATATATTCCCTTCCTTTGCAGTTCAGTTATTTTATCTATTCTAGGCATCTATTATGTTCCTCTATGGGTTTAAATCTATCTTAGGTGCTTTCTTAGTCATAGTGCCGTCAGATTGCATATCGGATGTTCCCCCGGCTAACATAGTAAAATTACCACTTGCGTTTACGTCTATATTTCCTGCGGCTCCTAAATACATATTTCCGGCGGTTCCTAACTTCAAATCGCCCATAGAGAATATGGTAGCTTTACCACCGATAGTTATGCTTACATCTCCGCCGAACTCAACATGACCGCCGGCATCTACATTGATCCTGCAATGCCCTCCTATTTTTAGGTCGCCATTTTCTTCAATTGTTAAAGTATAACCTTTCTTTGTATACTCATATCTATTTGCAACGTTAACCTGAACTACTCTTCCATCGTTTGTGACTTCGGTGTATGTTCCAGAAGGGTGGGATACTCTTGACGTTTTTTTACCCGGAGTATCATCATACTCCACCCTATGACCGCCGTTAGTCTCATGTACATTGTTATGAGGATATTTTGAATCCTTCTTAGTAGGAGGCATTCTATTTTGGTCTCTGTCAACGGCCATTACGTTGTTTCTCCATTATCTATTTTATTAATTTCTGTTATAATAAGTTTTTGTAAATTTAGTATATTAGTTATAATATTATTAATCAATTTTATTGAATTCTGTGCTTCTATACTTCCTATTTCATTTACCAAAGTGAAAATATTATTAATTTCTTCTATAAAAAATTCACTTATTTTAAATTGATTTATTAAATTACTTAATTGTTCTGAATTAGAAATTAATGCAGAATAATTGGTTATATTCATAGCTTCAATTTCTTTTAATGCTTTAGTTATTAAATTTAAAAGAGTTATCAATTGATCTCTCTTGGAAACTTGATTGCTTTGTTGTTGCTGTATAGCAGTAGCAGCCGCTAAAACTGCGGTTAATATCTGCGATCCACCTACCATGTTTAATATTTTTTGTGGGCCGCCGTTCATAAAGTTTTTAGCTAAATCTAATGCCTTAGCTCCTAAGGGACCGGCTACATTTTTTGGATCTATCTTTTTAATAAAATCGGTAGCGTTAGATCCGGTGGGTAGCATGCTACCAACTGTTTTTATATCTGGAAATTTAGCTTTACCATTTGCTAATTCTTTTGCAACTTTTATTATAGAATTTGAATCTAATTTTCTATTACCTGGATCGTCGGCTTTATAACGAACATCTTTTACTTCTACATTATTTCCATCCGGTGGTTTTTTATCTATACCCGTCGGTGTACTTCTTCCCTTTTGAGAAAGTTTTGCATTTGAATCTTGTTTTCCAGAAGAACCTATAGTACCAATAATATATGGGACTTGTGAATCATTGTCTAAATATGCTACTATAACTTGAGAACCCTTTGTATATCCAGGGGTAGCGCCTGCTCCATCTTTCATGGCAGCAGTTACTGGAAACATAGGTCTAGCATATCTTAGTTGATCGTCTTTTAAATCCCTTTGATCATCAACCAACCTAATCTTAGCACGACCAGCCATATGTTTATCCTTGGCTACATCTACAATTTCAGCTATTGCAAATCTCATGCGTTCATTCCTCCTTTAGCACACTCCAAAAATGTTGTAGCTCTAGGGGTCTTTTCAGCTATTGTTATATGGTGTTTCATATTAATAACCATTGCTTCGCCCGAACACTGGTGTTGTCCTGACATAGCCGTCATACCACCTTGTGGAGGATTTAATTTTGAATTAACTCCCTTACCGACTTCACATAAAATTCCACTATCCATCATTATCTGCATTGTATAAGATGGACCATTTTTAATTTGCTGTGCATATTTGTGCTCGGCTGCACTTTTTTCGGCCAATGTTGATTTCTTTTCAAGATCTTTATCATGAATTATAGATACTTGTGTTCTTGGTTTATTGCTGCTGTAATTATCTTGCGGATTTAATGATCCCCCGGTTTTGCCGTCCGCAGGATCCTT